ACAATGTCCTCTGAAGATATGCAGATTCCGTTTCTGCGTATCTGCCAAGCCTTATCCCCGCAACTGGTGAAGACTGACCCGAAGTTTATAAAGGGTGCGTCTGCTGGTGACATGTTTAACAACGTCACCCAGCAACTGTGGGAAGGCGAAGAAGGTCTGAAGATTATCCCGTGTGCATACGAGATGAAGTATCTGGAGTTCCAACTGCGTGAGAGCGGTGGTGGATTCCTTGGCGAGTTGGATAAGAATAACCCTGATATCCGGCAGGCCCAGCGTACTGGTTCGAACGAAATCTTGCCAAATGGTAACGAGTTGGTTCGCTCCGCGCAGTATCTCGTGATTGCTGTGGATGATGACGGTGTTACGCAGCAGATGGTTCTGGATATGAAGAAGACCCAGATGAAAGTTGCGAAGCAATGGAATACCCGCCGTGCTGGTATCAAAATCCAGCATCCGACTCGTGGTCTGTTCACCCCTCCCATGTGGGCGACCGTCTGGCACCTGAGTACGGTGTCGGAAAGCAACGACCGTGGTACGTGGTACAACTACGCTATCGCGCAGTCCGATGTCGAGTCCGTCCCCCAGGCTGCTGTCTTGGAAGCGAAGGGACTGTACGAGCAGTTCCGGCGTGGTGAGATCAAGACCAGTGCCGCCCCGTCTGAAGAGATGCCTGCTAATCAGGAATCAAACGCGGACGATATACCGTTCTAACGTATGTCGGTCAAAAAGCGTCTTTCAGGGGGAGGCGATAGAAGGGCACATTAAAGGCTACGGATACTGACATTTTATGGCGGCTCTAGGGAGTCTTGCAGTATTAGAACGGTAATGTGCCCACCCCCTGCCCTAACCCAATACAGAGGGCTGGTAGTTATGAACTCAGCAGAAAAGTTCATGGCTGCATTTCAAGGCTTTGGTGCAGCGCATGGACAGACACAGATATCGAATGAACGTAGAGCCGGAAAACAAAAAGCAATATCAAAGATCGTCAGGAAACCTCTGACACTTGAGTTGGTACAGTCACACCTTGACGGTCATCAGGGGGTGGGATCGATTCCCATCAACGAAGACAATGTATGTAAGTTTGGTGCGCTCGACATTGATGAATATCCGCTCGATCTTGTTGGTCTCGACCGCAGGCTTCGGGAACTTAACGTGCCGTGTGTGGTGTGCCGCTCGAAGTCTGGCGGCGCACACATATTCTTTTTCTTCAAGGATGACATAGGTGCTGGAGAGTTCCGAGACAAAGCATCAGAGATTGCAGCCTTCATCGGGCACGGTGGGTGCGAGATCTTTCCAAAGCAAGAGAAGATCTTGGCGGAGCGTGGTGATGTCGGCAACTTCATCAACCTACCCTACTTCGATGCGGAACAAACGCTACGGCATGCCATCAAAGAAGATGGGGAGCCGGCGTCCTTGGAAGAATTCCTTGAACTTGTAGATGGGAGAGCCTCGACTTCTGACGATTTTGTTGGGTTGTCGTTCGGAGTTATCGAGGACGAGTTCAAGGAGTGGCCCCCCTGTCTGAACTGTATGTTTGGACAGGGGGTGCCCGAGGGCACTCGTAACACAGTGATGTTTGCAACAGCTGTGGCATGTAAGAAGGAGAAGCCAGATGATTGGAAAAGGCGGCTGGAAGAAATCAATAACCGTATCTCTTCACCACCACTACCAGCTTCTGAGATCGTGTCTATTCAGTCTCAACACGATAAGAAGGAATATGGCTTCCCGTGTGACCAAGAACCGCTGAAGAGTTTTTGCAACCGTGGGCTGTGCCGCACAAAGAAGTATGGCATCGGTGGTACAAGTGCATCCGCGGACGTTGCCGGTCTTTGCGTCGTGAAGTCAGAACCACCTGTCTGGTTCTGCGATGTCGGTGGGCGCCGTGTCGAGTTGACCACAGACGATTTGCAGACTCCGCAAAAGTTTCAGAAAGCATGCATGGAGCAGATACATGTCATGCCGCCACTGATGAAGATGGCGGACTGGCAGACTATTGTTGCCATGCTGATGGAAAACATGGTTGAGATCGAGGTGCCAGAAGAACTGACAATGCGCGGTCAGTTTGTCGAGCTTCTTGAAGCGTTCTGCGAGGGCAGGGTGCAGGGGCAGGCACCAGAAGAGATCACACTTGGCAAGCCATACTCTGACGAAGACGAGGGGCTGACATACTTCAAGCTCGACTCGTTGATGCGATTCCTCCGGAACCACAAGTTTGATCGCTACAGCCGTGGGCAGATTCAAGAACGAATCAAAGAGTTGAACGGTGGTGACAAGTCCAACGGGCGTGTGTGGTTCAAAACATCCAAGGGTGACCAGAAACAAATGCGCGTGTGGTGGGTGCCCATGTTCCGTGAGGAAGTGGAGATACCACCGGCCAACATCCCGAAAGAGGAGGTGCCGTTCTAATGCGTTATATAGCTTATTTCTTGTGTGATGTTTGTGGTCACAAATGGAAAATCTACTATAACCGGCTCAAGTCACTGGAGCGGGGGGATGTGTGCGAGAATTGTTTACAGCGCCCTCCGTACCGCGAGAACTACACAGGCCATGTTGTAGAACCGTGTTTCTACGAGGAGGTGCCGTTTTGAGCTACACAAGTTACAAGAGCATGACCATCTTCGGGCCTCCTGGCACGGGCAAGACCACACGTCTGATCAACATGGTGCAAGAGGCGTTGGAATCTGGCACTGATCCGGCCCGTGTTGGCTTCATGTCATTCAGCAAAAAGGCCACGACCGAGGCAAGGGACCGTGCCATCGAGAAGCTGCAAGTAAACGCTAAAGATTTAGTTTGGTTCCGGACGCTACATTCGATGGCGTTTCGACAGCTTGGTCTGCGCCGAGAGCAGGTCTTGGACGGTGGTGATCTAAACGCCTTGTCCAAGATTCTTGGCCTGCCCATGACATCGAGTCAGAACATCCGCATGGATGAGGGTCTATTGTTTACACCGGGGCAAGCCAAGGGCGATGAATACTACAACATGTACAACTTGTCCCGTGCCACAGGTCAAACGCTGGGGGCCGTATTCAATCAGACGTTCTCTGACAACATGCTCTACTTCCGAGAGCTAGAGCATGTCGTGTCTGCCATAGAGGAGTACAAGCAAGAGACAAAGAAAGTTGACTTCGTCGATATGATCGAACGCTTCATCGAAGACGGCGAGTGTCCGTCGTTTGATCTGCTTATTGTGGACGAAGCGCAAGACCTGGTGCCGTTACAGTGGCGCATGATACATGAGGTGATCGTCCCGCGTTCGGATCGGGTGGTGTTTGCAGGTGATGACGACCAATGCATCTTCTCTTGGATGGGTGTAAAAGTGGACAACTTTTTGTCCTCGTCTGAGCACAAGCAAGTGCTTGACAAATCCTACAGAGTTCCGAAAAAAATCCACCAGTTTGCAAACAACGTGGTCAGTCGCTTGTCGATCAGGCAAGACAAGGATTGGATGCCCACAGACGAAGAGGGCGACATTACATACAACTACGAACTTGGAGACATCGACATGTCAAAAGGTGAGTGGTTGATCCTGGCCCGTACAAACTTCATTGCCAACAGGGTTGCTAACAAGCTGCGGGACATGGGCTACCTGTTCTGGAAAGACAACCGCTGGTCTATATCATCTCGCATCCTTGAGTCCATCGAGACATGGCTGAAGTTGCAGAAGGGCGAGTCGCTGTCTGGAGATGACCTCAAAGCATTTGCCAAGATGGCGGTTGCGTCTGACAGGTATCTGTCCAAGGCATGCCGCCGTAAGATATCGGGGCTGGATTCTCATGGGTTGTACGATCTGAATTATCTTACCGTCTTTTGCGGCATGGCGGCTGGCAAGGATGATCCGTGGTACGATGTCATACGCATACGGGACATCGACTATGCATACATAACGTCTGTCAGGCGCATGGGTGAGTCGATACTAAACGTCAGCAAGCCTCGCATCGAGGTGTCTACAATCCACCGGGCCAAGGGCGGCGAGGCGGACAACGTGGTTCTGTTTACAGAGACGAGTCCGAAAATACAAAAGTTCTCGACCGTGGACGAAGAAATCCGCACCTTTTATGTGGGCATAACGAGAGCGCGAAAGACGCTGCATATTGTGCAATCCTACTCCAACTACAGGTTTCAGCTATGACACGTGACGAGTTACTCGAAGAAGCAAAGACGCTGATCAACGGGCCGAGGGCCGAGCAGTATGGTTCGGCGTTGATCAATCATGAGCGCATAGCAACGATTTGGAACGTGCTGCTACAACAGAAGTTGCTAAACAAGATAACGCCTGAAGAAGTCACGATGATGATGATCGGTTTGAAACTGGCGCGCTTGTCACAAGATGTTGATCAGAACGATACTTGGGTAGACATCATAGGGTATGCTGCTTTGGGCGGTGAGATAAAAGATGCGGACTGATCTGTTAGATTTTGAAGAAGAGTGGATGCCTCCGTCGAGTTTGCCGGACTTGACCTCTGTCAATCGCATGGCAATCGATCTGGAGACTCGTGATCCGAATCTTACCACGCTGGGTCCGGGGTGGTGCAGGGATGATGGCAACATCATCGGCATAGCCATAGCGGCAGGGGATTTTGTTGGATACTTTCCGATACGTCACGAGGGCGGCGGCAACATGCCAGAGAAGACCGTCTTTAACTGGTTGAAGAAACAACTGGCTACGCCACACATAGAAAAGGTCATGCACAATGCGCTGTATGATCTGGGCTGGCTACGCTGGGCAGGCATAGATGTGCAGGGTCCGGTCATCGACACGATGATTGCGGCTCCGCTGTTGAACGAGAACCGTAGGTTCTACAACTTGAACTCGCTATGTCGTGAGTATCTCGAAGAGGGCAAGAGCGAGGTCATGCTGCGTTCGGCGGCAGCTATGTATGGCGTCGATCCGAAGAGCGAGATGTGGAAGCTGCACGCATCGTTCGTGGGCAGGTATGCAGAGAAGGATGCCGAAATCACATTGAAGCTGTGGGATCGTTTGAGCATTGAAATAAAAGGCGACAATATAGAAAGCATCTTCAAGCTGGAGTCCTCGCTTCTTCCCGTCCTGCTCGACATGAAGGAGCGCGGCGTCCGAGTTGACGTGGACAAGGCAGAGCAAACAAAGAAGAAGCTGGTCGCACTGGAACAGAACCTGCTGAAGGAAGTCAAAAACGAGACAGGAATCTGGGTGGAGCCGTGGGCAGCGTCGTCTATTGCCAAGGTGTTTGATAAGCTAGGCTTGTCATACAAGCGGACGGCAAAGACAAATGCTCCAGCGTTTACAAAAGTATTTCTGGCGAATCATGTGCACCCT